AGCAACGTATGTGCGAGCAGAGTCGCCCATAGTTGTGTTCTCGATGGTCTCGCCAGAGCTTTCGATTGTGTAAGAGCGAATCTCGGATAAGGTATCGCTGCCGATTTTTACAGTGCCTTCACTGCCAGTATGAGTTGCCATGATTTATGCCTCGTTGGTTTGGGTTGCTTCAGGTTTTGGTGTTTTAGCCTTCACCTCGGCTTTTGGCTTGGCCTTATCAGTAGCCCAACCCTTCTTCAGAAGGTTCTCGACTTTGTCTTCCCAGACTTCAATTGCGTCAGAGCCTTTGTAAACTGTAACTCGCTTTGCCATAGTGTCAATCCTATACAGCAGTTTCGATATCGTTCTCGATTGTAGCATATAAAACTTCAACCGTAAAACTCCCAACACCGACAGGCTGGTCGCCCTCTCCTGCGTAGGTAGCCTCAAAACGAGTGAGTTTCGTATCCTTTGCGTTGCCGCCACGAGTAACGTCTGCGGCAAGGGCTTCGGCGACCTCAACAGCAATCGTGTCGAGCGTGTCGTCGATGTTCGATGTGCCTTTTACGTATGCCTCGACAGTAACGTCGAGAGAGCGCATCTGTGTGCGAGGAATTGTCATAGTGGTGTATTCGACATCTTCGCTGTTGGTGTAGATGCAGAGACCCGAAACCTTGGCTTCAGCGAGCGGATAGAAGCGCGTCTGATATACGCTCGAACCAGTCGTCGCCAGACCCGTTAAGGTCGTTGTGATGTTGTCTCTGATTGTCTTACGGACGTGAGCCATTACTGTTTCTCCAGAACCAACGTAGTGACGCCAGTGCCATCAGGTTGGACAACAGTAACCCGATAGCTGACGCCAGAAATTACTATAGTGTCACCCTCGGCAGCAGATGACACAGAGGCTGTGGCACACTGAAATCGGGGCTGATTTATCGCGAATGCAACACTGCCGCCACTGTCAAGCTCAAGGTATTCTTGGTCGTAAATGCCGAGAATATTCGTGCTTGAGCCACCCTGCGGAGTATAGGACGCAGTAACCGCAAAGTCGTCAGCCTCAAAAAAGACTGCAAGTTCGGTTGCGGTTTCAACTGCCATTAGTCGGCCT